GACAAGCTTCGCGGCAACGCGAAGTACAAGCTGCGTATGTGGACGCGTCGCTTGGAGCAAGTATTCCCTCACTGGGAAAACTTGATCCCAAGCGAGTCCTTCCTTGAGAGGACGGACGGCGTTACTATCCTCGAACCTGGGGATGAGATGCCTGTTAAGGTCATCCTCGTCCCCAAAACGCCTAAAACTCCGCGCATTATTGCCGTCGAGCCGACTTGTATGCAGTATATGCAGCAAGGCGGACTCGCGGTGATAATGCAGAAGATGCCGTGCTTTGACAACACGCGCAACTTCGTAATGTTCGAATCGCAGAAGCCAAATCAATGGCTCGCGCGAGAGGGCTCCTTTAGTGGAGCCTTCGCCACACTGGATCTCAGTGAGGCTTCGGATAGAGTTTCTGTTCAGCATGTAAGGGCCCTCGTTGCAGATCATCGCGCATTACGCGAGATGGTTGAAGCAACCAGGTCCCTCAAGGCTGAAGTGCCTAGAGGTGGCGGGATTACTATCCAGCTCTCTAAGTACGCGTCTATGGGTTCGGCCCTCTGTTTCCCATTTGAAGCTCTGGTGTTTTGCACCGTGATTTTCATGGGAATAGAGGAGGGTATTAGGAATGATCCTAATAACCCGCGCCCAGGGTATCAACTATGCCAAAGAGATGTTTATAACCTCTTTGGAAAAGTGCGCGTCTATGGGGACGATATCATTGTCCCAATAGAATACACGCTACCTGTAATCAGGGCACTAGAGTCCTTTGGATTCGTAGTGAACCACAACAAGTCTTTCTGGACTGGTAAGTTCAGAGAGTCTTGCGGTAAGGAATACTACGAGGGCGTGGACATTTCTGTCGTGCGCGCTCGTACCTTTTTCCCTGAGAGCAGGCGAGATACAAGAGAGATTGAATCTACTGTGTCTTTGCGAAACAAGCTCTTTCACAAAGGGTTTGTTGACACAGTCTCTTTCCTTGACGTGTTGATCCGCCAGATACTTCCGGCGTATCCTCAGGTCAATTGGGAGCACG